CAGCAGCCTTCTTACCGCCGTAATAGCCCGAGATGCCCTGAGCCAGTGCAGAGAAAGGTGACGCCCCTGCATGTGATACGCGACCCGCAGTAATTAAGTCGGGAGACTTCTGGCTTTGTGCCATCAAGGCCTCAGCCATCCGTTGCTGCGCGGCGATGCCCGCTTCCTCTCCTGCGAATGTGGCGTTGGGGGATGCTGCTCTGGGCGCGGTAAGCGGCGGAGCTGACATTGAGTATGGGTTGCCAGCGGCGCCCGCACCATACGGATTACCCGATGGTGGTGACTTCAGTATCTGTGCCAGCAGCATCTGTTCTTCTTGCGGCGTCATATCAGTTCCTCACCCAAATTCTGCCCAACTTCCATACACATTAGCACCGGCGCCAGCCAACGCACCAATGCCGCTCCAGAAGGACTGGTTTCCTGCCTGATCAAAGTTACCCTGATCCTGTGCGGCTCCGCTATAATCGGTGCCCCCTGCGTTCCCGGCAGTGTTATAGCCATTGAATGTCGGCATGCCAACCTGTTGACCGCTTATCATGGCGTTGATCTCATTGAGGTTAAAACCGCGCTGCTGCATCAACTCAACAAACTGCTGCTGTCTTCCTTGATTGGCAAGCTGGAAGTTCTGTGCCTGCTGTCCGTAGTTTAGCTGAGACTCCGCCCTGCCTTCAGCCGACGCGGCAAGACGCGCACGCATGCTGGCATCGTTATAGTTCTCCCCGATACTCGCCATTTGTGACTGCCAGGCACGGTCGTCAGGATTCAGTCCCTGATTGCGCATCTGGAGTTCCATCGCCCGTTTCTGTTCTTCAAACTGGGGATCGATTCTCATCATCTGGGAGTCGTAGGATGCATCTTCCCCGCGTTGCCGATACTCGTTAGGATCGCCCGGCGCCGTGCCCCAATCACTCAGGCCACTCCAGTCAATAGGGGTGCCGTATTCATCCATGAGGCGCCCACCCGCCACGCCAGCCACATCGTACTTCTGCCCCTGCAGACCTAACTGCTGGTCATAAAGCGCCTGCAGTTCCGGGCTAAGACTGGTGGTTTGTCGCCATGCGGTAACAGACTCCCCGGTAGACGGATCTGTCGTCAGGTAGGGCGTCCATTCCAATGAGCCTTCAGGGCCGTACTGGTTGGGCCGGTTGGCGTAGGTCTGGTCGCGTAGCGCAGCTTCGTTCGAGGCGGCCGTTGCCTCTACGGCGCCCACATAATCAGGGCTGTCGGGTTTTGATTTTTTACCCAAGGGACTAACCTCCTCTCAGGGCTGCCGCCTGAGCCATCATTTCTGCATTCAGTGGGGGTCCGGGTTGCCTCATCCTGTTCTGCATAGGTTGTTGAATCTGACCGCCCATAGGAGGCCTCCCCCCCGACATCATCTGCTGAAAGCGGGGATGATTCTCAAGGGCGGCCGCCTGTTGTTCCGGTGTCGCGCTATTATACCTGTCCATAATGCCCTGTCGGTTCATCCGGGGCGGCGCCATACCCGGATTAGTGGCCATTTTGGCTTGGTACTGCGCGCCCGGAGGACCTCCCATCTGCCCCATACCAGTCGCTTGGGCTACCCCGCCGTAGCTTGGTGCCTGCGCACCCATTTTCTGTCCCTTGCCTGCCATATCATGCCACCTTCTGTAGTTTGGCCGGTGTGAACCAGCGGTTATTGTCTGCGTCCATACGCATAATGATTAAGTCTACACCCGTTGCATAGCCATCTGCTATCCGGTTTACCTGCCTGAAGCCTATATTGGTATTGAACTTCAAGGCCTTCCTGTTATTCGCAGGGACTGTTCCGAAACAGCGCTTTCGACCTCGCTGGCCGAATATGTATCCCAGACACTCTTCAAGGAACCGATGCCGTAGCACAAAAGGGTTATCGATAGCCAGGTGGACGCCGCAAGCGTCAGCAGTAAAACCGTCACACACAAACACTGCACAAATTTCTGCCTTGTTGTCATACGCCACTACTCCGGTAGTGTACTGATCCCGTATGGGGCAGCACCGCTGGTCAATCCAGTCCCACTCTCTCTTGGTATCGAGGGCTTTGAACAGCATTATAAAAACCCTCCCTGCACAAAATCCACATCCCAGCCAACAAACGTCAGTCGTGAGGAGGAGCTGCCACGCATTGCGATAGCTGCCACACGTCCTTGCCCCAGCGTACCTCTAACAAAATCATTGGCTTCAGCGGCATAATCCCACTTTGACCTGTCCCATATCGCATCATCCCACAAGCTCGATAACTGCCCGGAGGCACTAGGCGGGGGGTCAATAAGCGCCGTAATATCATAATCGTAGATCACGCGGACGTTTGTATTTACATTCCCGGTGCTGATCTGGATAGGCCGCACAAAGCCTACTTTCTTGTAATTTGTCGGATTGCCGCCCGGTGGTTGGAAGCTGGTCAGAATGTCATAGTTAATAGCCACGCCAGGTATCGTTGTCTCGCCGACATAGATATTGCTCACCGTACCCTCGAACAGGGTATCCCCGCTTATGATAACTTCAGCCAGCACAGAGGCTGTGTTTGTGGCTGTAAAGGTATAGGTGCCATTGCCAGCTACAAAGGGCGTTGTGGCATCACCAAACACCAGCGCGACACTACCATCAACATAGTCACTGACTGTAAACCGAAACAGGTATTCTGTTGCCACTATCGGGGGCACTGGTGACGTAAATGCCAAGTCTGTAGGGGCGCCCTGAGTCCCGTCAGCATTGAATTCGTCAGGCAAAGGCTCTGTCCAGGGCCCTGTCGGGAGGGGGATGACCGGATTGTTTTCCCACTTGTTTGCCGGGGTTATTTTAGTCTCATCAACCCCGCCGAAGTATTCAAGCACTCTCCCATCCGGGGTGCCCATCAGGTATCGCTTGCCCCATGTTGCCGCACAGTTGATAGGGACATCACTCCACATTCCCCATGCCTGTGTCATGGTGTTCTGGACATACTGGACGGCATTGTTCCGGTTAGCTGTTTCATATGGGGCAATAATCTGCAGGAACCCGTCTTTTGGGTACAGCGTCATCGACCACACGTAGGAATCAAGCCCCCCGTCGATAGCATCGCGCAGAAATCGGTTGATTTTAGCGCTTGGCTCGACACTGGGATCTTGATACAGGACGCCCTGAAGAAGCTGGCGGATACTGATAACCCCATAGGTTGATAGCATGTACATCTCGCCGCCATACTCCAACCCAACATTACGAGATGCTGGCATTTGGCCTATATAATAGGATGCGACAAGAGAGAAGGTAGCCACGGTTTCAGGATCAGTCCCGGCGTACCCGAGAATATCACCACCACCACCAACGACAACGAGAATATCATCTACACCGTTGCCTCCATCAACCGTCCAGTTAAACAAGGCTTTAAGTTCGCCACCATGCGGAAGATTTGACCCAAAAGAGAACAGTGTCGCATCACCACCAATGGCTCCGGGGTCGAGATACCAGGCATCCCCGGTGTTTCTCTGTACAAACCATAGGCGGTTCTTCCAAACCATCACATAGGCTACGTCTACCGCATCCAGTAGTGGAATGCCTGTAAAGATTGGAACGGTCCAGATGTCCCCCGACTCATCGTACATATGGAGGCCGTTTAATTCGTCCGCGTAGAAAAGATAACGATCCCCAGCATCGTTACTCATTTCCGTGTATGACCCATAGCCCGCACCTTCACCAACAACAGTGAATACTACGTCCTGTACCGGGTTCGCCTCATTCTGCTGGGATACATCCCAGATGCCGTCGGCCGTGACAGCCCAGAGGCGCTCTGATACCGCTACCTGTGATTGTCCTTCAAAGGCTATCAGGGTGTTGACAGACCCTCCTGTCATACCTGTGGCCCACTCACGGTAGCCCTTACGGAGGCGCAGACCATATTCACTAGGGACAAGGTTGTGGCAGTAGATACAGTCTGTAGGCTCCATAGCCGTAACAGATGACAGGGCGTTTATACCAGACACAGAAGCGGGCATGCTGTAGGACTCATGTACCGCTTGGGCGGGCTTGAATCTCCCCCCTCTTGTTGTCTGTGAGTTATAGCGCATTAGGTGCCATACCCCGTCCACGGTAAATTACGGTGCCCAAGATAAGGGAAGCCCCCACTGCCCGCCGCACTCAGCACTCTGGCGCCCTTGTCCTGCCCGGTCATACTCATAAAAGTCATGTCAAATTCCCGAGAGGCCGTCCCTATATCAAAGCCTTTTGCAGACAGGTACTTCACTTTCAGAAACTTGACCATCAGGGTTGGGTCGTACATCACCACATCCCCTGCTGATGTTGCACGGTCTGCGGTATTGGCGCCTGCCTGAACCCAATTACGACTGATATACCACCATTTAAGCTGGGCGTCGGGGGGCGGAGGTGACGGGAAGATGTCTATTTTGTTATTGCTTAAACGAAATCCAAGGTAGGTTACCGGCACAATAGGTAACGACGTCATAGCTGCCCAGTCCTGCGGGGAAAGAGGGCCGTAAACGGGAAGCCTGGCAGAGATGTTCCACCCGGTCTGGTCAGTAAAGTGGTCAAAGTCAGTCGGTAGCGCGTAAGTACCGGAATCCCCTATCTGCGTGGTGACCTCGAATGGACGCTGCAGCATCTCCCACGCAAACATGGTAACCAGTTCGCGTCCGGCTGAATTCAACAGGCCGCGTAACTGGACAAACGCTTCATCCTGCGTGGAGTATGGATCGTTGACAGGCACCAGCCCGACCTCAATGGCCGTGTCGTTGATTATGGTTGCAGCCGTTTCCTGTCGTGACATTTCATACTCCTATACCGATTTACTCGATGTTTTCTTGAGCCGTGGCCTCTTCCATCTCGGCCTTGGATCGACGCTTACGCTTTGGCGAACCGTAATCAGCGTGTGGCTGCGTCAGCGCTACACCAGGAGCAGCAGCCTGAGCATTTTTATCGCTCATCACCTGCTTCAGCAGCTCCCTCATTTCAGCATTTTCCGCCCTTAGTTCAATAAGTGCCTGTGCTGTGGCGTTATCTTGGCTGGATTCAAGGTACTTTTTAGCCTTTTCTTTCAGGTTTCCCAGTCCCATCATGTTGCCCGTGTTGGCGTCTGACATGTTGGCAAGCTGCTCCACGGTTTTTACATTGAAAAAGCTCAGTTCTTCTGCCTGCCCTCGGGTAACCCCCGCCCATTCCGAAAGTGGCGTGCCTATCGTCATCGACTCGTTGTCTGAGGTGCGGGCTTTCCACATCTTATAGTGTTGGGCAAAACGAGACTTATCCATCTCCGTTGCTGGCTGGAGATAAATGTTGTCCTTGTTTCCAGGCTGCATAATTTCAATGTACTCGACATCCTCATAAATAGGACGCCCAGCATCCTTGGTCTTGTGTTGGTTCAGCTTCGGGTACAGCAGGAATCTGACAGCCAGAAACTCATCCCCGGCATAACGGCGGCTGTTAAGCGCTATTGATGTTATGTCCATGTCCGCTTCTTGTAACATTTTGGCTCTCCTAGAAGGTCTTTGCCTTCATTGTGTTAAGGGCGAAATGCCCGTTAATTATTGCTTATTAATGACCAGACATCAGCGCCGTTTGCAATATAGGTTTTAGCTTCCCCTGAAAAAATATCAGCAGACGCGCCCACAGGAATGTCAGGAAAGAACGTGCTTGTCGATGTCATTGTCTGAGTCGTTGCCCTGTCATTCTTCACTGTATATCTTAGTCCTTTTGTACCCGCAGTAGATGCAGGGAAGGAGGTTGTTGCTGTGGCGCCTATCAAATGCACTATTCTATTAGCTGTTGTCAATGTTGCTGTCACACCGTTAAAGACGTGGTATGGCTGCATGTCACCACCATTGAAGCGGTTAGGGCTTGTTCCTACCTGATTAATGCCCCAGTGCCCTGATGGTATTGTTGGGTTATTGACTCCGCCAGCAGCCCCCAATAACAGGCCTACTGAGTTTGTCGAACTGGCTGTCAGCGATAAGACAGCCAATCCACACTGGTTGACAAGACTTCCGGCACCTGTCCTTGGGTTAACCACAAAACCTGTTCTATTGGTCCCCGCAGAATTAGCATTGTACACCGCAGAAGAAACATACCCACTGTAGTGTGTTGAAGTCATTGTTCCAGCAGTAGCATTGCCGGTAAATGTGGTAATAGACTGGAAGTCAATTTGTGTTGCGACCGTCATTGGTGCGTTGGCAATCGTTTGATAAGTAGGACTCGCGTTACAGGTGAACATACCCGTATTGTTGGTCGTCCCTGTCATTCCAACGGTGCTTCGTATTGTTGGTTTGTTCTGGAAAAGGAAGCCCAGTGCAAACTGACCACCTGCTCTCAATAAGTCGTGGTTTCCTACGAAAGACACTGCTGCTGGCATCAGTACGCCACCACCACCACCGGGGGCGTTGTTGTTATCATAGGTATGGTTGGTATTCATCTCTATCAGGTTTAGAGGTGAATCCCCGTTTAGATAGGCTACCTTTTGCCCTACGATATTGAAGTTGCCGATGTTGCTTTGCAGAACAAGAGAGCCATCAAGCGGGCCTCCTAGTACAGGCAGCACATCATCTACTACCGCAGAAATAAATGCGCCATCAGTAATGGCTGCGTTTACCTCCGCCTTGGTTCCGCTAAATGTAACAATAGGTGCTATCGTTGGTGTGCCTGATATAACTATGGGCGCACCACCGCTTGCTACACTTGTAACTGTTCCTGTTCCACCAGAAAGATCAGCAGTCTCAGACCATGTACCAGGCACTATCCCACTCATGGCTGGCCCCCTTTACCTGTATAGTCTGGAAACCCTTGGCCCATCTTGCGGGCAAGGTACTCCTGCCCGATACTGTTGGGGTGGTTACCGTTTTCTTCTGTCATAACTGTCATGTCGTAGGTATAGCTTTCATATGCATCTACAACGGTTGTTATCCCGCCGTATCCCTGAACCTGCGCCTGAAGCATG